AGATCGGGGCCGACGACGAGGCCAGCCTGGTGGCCATCTTCTCCGACGGCCAGGACCCCGACCCGGGGGAGCAGCGGGAGCGGGCAAAGCTCTGGCTCGAGGCCTACAAGGCCGGCGCCTGCACCCTCGTCGTCATGCTCCGGGAGTGGGTCCGGCTCGGGGTCCTCGACGAGGACACGGACGTCGACCAGATGGCGGCTGATATCCAGGAGCTCCAAGCGGCCGAGGCCGAGGACAAAATGACGCGGATGGCCGCGGCGCTCGAGCAGCGCAAGCCCGGGCCCCAGGCGCCCCCGGAAGACGAGAACAAGGGGCCGGCCAATGACTAGCCGCCTCCTCACACCCATCCCAGGCATCCCCGAGCGGAGCCTCGGGAGCGAGCTCGACAGCCTGATCCGGAACGTTGCGGTCACCCATGGGCGCATTGAGCGAGCCACCCTCGTGCAGATCACCGCCCAGGTCGAGGCGACCGAGGAGGCACTCCGGGGCCGGCTCTCGACCGCCGAGTTCATGGGCCAGGGGGCGACCCTCAGCGCCCGCAAGCTCCGCCGGGCGATCGTCCAGACCGAGGAACTGCTCGGCCAGCTCCGGGTCGACCTCGAGCGCGAGGCCGTGGCGGGCATGGAGGCCGCCGCCCAGGCCCGGGCGGACGCGATCGGGCAGGCGGTCGGGGCCACCTACGACCGGGTCGCCGACGGCGCCGGGCTCGGGACCAAGCTCCGGTACGACGCCAGCCTCTGGCGTCTGTCGCCCACCCAGATCGAGGCCGCCACCAGGTCGCCGGCATTCGGCTGGCAGATCCACGACTGGACCCAGTGGCACACCGAGCAGGCGGCGCAGCGGATCGACCGCGAGCTCCGGGCCGCCTACTTCGCCGGCGAGGGCATAGAAGAGGTCTCTCGCCGGGTCGGCCGGATCATGGGCGGCACCACCCAGCAGGCCGCCGTCACCGTCAGGACGGCGATGCAGACGGCCTCCAACACCGCCGCCCACGAGCTATACCGGCGCAACGAGGACGTCCTCGAGGGCGAGCAGATCATCGGAACCCTGGACCGCCGGACGTGCCCCGAGTGTGGGCAGCTCGACGGCCGGATCCTCAAGCTCAGGGACACCAAGGCCCGGCGGCCGCCCTTTCACCCCCAGTGCCGCTGCTTCCTGGCCCCTGTCATCGGCGGCGATCTGGCCCGACTGATCGGCGAGCAGCCTCCCGTGCCCACCTGGAGCGACTGGATCAAGCGCCAGAGCGCCGAGACCCAGCGCGAGGTCCTGGGCGCCACCGCCACCCGCCTGGCCCGGGCCGGGGAGATCGACTTCGACGACGTCGTCACCGCTTCGGGCCGCCAGCGAACGGGCCGGGAGCTGACCGAGCTGGCGCAGGCCAGACGAGAGAGGCGGGCCGCGTAGTGGCCGACCAGGAGAAGAAGGAGCCCGAGGCCCCGCCGGCGGCCGAGCAGAAGCCGGCGGCCAAGCTCGAGGTCGACGAGAAGACCAAGGAGCGCCTGGCCAAGCTCGAGAAGCTCGAGGCCGAAGAGGTCGAGCGCGAGAAGGCCAAGCTCTCGGAGGCCGAGCGCATCGCCAAGGAGAAGGCCGAGCTCGCCAAGGACCGGTACAGCCTGGCCTTGGTCAAGGCCGGGATCCCCGAGGACCTGGCGGCCGAGTTCACCCCGCCCGCGAAGGGCGACGCCGGCGAGCGCGCCAAGGACCTCGGCAAGGCCTGGACCAAGGCCGTCAAGGAGGCCGCGGCAGCGCTGACCTCCAAGGACGCCGCCGGCGACCCCGCGAAGGGCGGCGTGGGCAAGCCCCGCGACCCCCCGGGGGCGGCCACGACCACGACTACCGCAGGGGGAGAGAAGCCCAAGGGACCGTTCCTGTCGCTCGTCGACCGGGCGGCCCTGGCCAAGCAGGGCGGCTCCCGCTAGTCGGGCCGCAGAAGGAGAGAAGCAATGGGAGCCACTCGCTTCGGTCCGATCGACCGAAAGGGCCTGGTCGGCACCAAGATGCCGTTCCAGGCGTCGCAGCCGTTCCACCGCCTGGGCGGCGCGTTCGTCGTCCTGGACGCAACCACCGGGCACGTCGCCGCGGCCGTCGCCGCGAGCACGTTTCTCTTCGGCTGGTGGGAGGTCCCGGGCTTCAGCCCGGCCGCCCCCGAGGTCTCGAGCAACGTCTTCACCACCTCGAGCACCGCGGGGACCCCGTACAACAACGTGCTGGTCGGGAATCCCCTGGCGACCTACCACATGCCCTCGGACGAGGCGCTCACCGCCGCCATGTTCGGCGACGCGTGCGACATCGTCGTGACCTCGAGCAAGCAGATGGCGGACGTCACCACCGGCACCACCGACATCCTCCGCATCGTGGGCAGCCAGCGGTTGGTCGACCAGGCCCTCTCCGAGGTCCTCGTGCAGATCAACCCGGCGAAGCTCCAGGCGAACTAACCCGGAAAGGAGAACCTGATCATGCTGCACCTCTCCGGCGATTTCGCCGAGAAGCTCAAGGGCGAAGCCCAGCAGTACGCGGCCGAGTCCTACAACCAGATCCCCACCGCCATCCCCAAGCTGGCGGACGTCCAGCCCCTGCGGGAGACCCGCACCATCCCCGGGCACGGGGTGGCCAAGGTCCGGCCCGAGTACAAGAAGAAGACCGTCCTGGTGGGCGACTACAACGTCGAGCGCCGGGACCCCGGCGAGGCCGTCATGGCCGGGCACGAGGCCGAGGGTCGGGTCCACATCGCGAAGCGGCGCGGCTTCTCGAAGAAGTGGCTCTACCCCAAGGAGCTTCTCGAGGCCATGGACTTCGACGGGATCATGGCCTGGCAGCGGGAGCGCTCCCAGGCCTTCGGCGCCGCCCTGGCCCGGGTGAAGGAGGAGGACTTCGCCAAGGTCTTCAACAAGGGCGCCTACCTGGCCGGCCACGAGGTCTTCCAGAACGTGATCGCGGGGGTGAACAACCAGGGCTCGGCCGCCGGCCTCTACGTCGACGGCAAGCCCCTGTTCGCCCTCTCGGGCAACAACCACACCTCGCTCGGCGGCGGCAGCTACTACAACGCCACCGCCAACGCGTTCTCCCTGGCCAACCTGAAGACGGCCCGGGTGCTCCTCGAGGCGACCAACAACCGGGACGAGCGCGACCAGCGCATCTCGGTCAAGGCCGACCTGGTGCTCTGCCCCAGGAACATCGAGGAGGACGTGATCGAGGTCCTCAAGGCCCGGGGCAAGTCGGACACCGCCAACAACGCGGCCAACGCGGTGGCGGACCTCCAGTGCTTCGCCTGGTCCTACCTCGAGGACACCGACGCCTGGTGGGTCCTGCAGGCCAAGCAGGGCATCACCTTCTACGACGACGACGAGGTCGTCTTCGAGATCGGCGAGGACCCGGACACCCGGTCGCAGGCCCTGTACGCCCACTCCTACTGGGCGATCAGCGCGCACGACTTCCGCTTCATGGTGTCGAACGCGCTGGCCACGAGCTGACCCTCGGGCCCCGGGGCGGGCATCACCTCCCCTGCCCCGGGGCCCTTCACCGCCCTTCCACCACGACCACCCGATCGGAGACCCAATGAGCACCGAGCCCGCCAAGCCCCAGGAGCAGCCAACCATGGCCCAGATCATGGCCAGGCAGGACGCCCTCGAGGCCGAGAACGCCGCCCTCAAGGCCCGCATGGACAAGTCGGCCACCAAGGCCAGCACGCACCCGGCCGAGCTGGCCCGCCAGCGCCTGTCCGAGCTGCCCCAGCCGGAGCGGGCACTCAAGTCCGCCAGCTACCAGGGGGCCTACACCCTCTCGGCCAGCCAGGCCGACGTCGAGCTGATCGCCCGGAACCCCGAGGCGGCCGAGAAGGCCGGGGCCCGGGTGTTCTCGATCTACACCGACCCCAAGGACGGCAAGAAGCGCTACCTCATCTCGTGCGACTCCAAGGCCTTCGCCGAGCTCCGCAAGGCGGTGAAGGGCTGATGCTGCGCTTCCTCCTCCCGCTCATCCTCTCGCTCGGGCTGCTGCTGCCGGCCCGGGCCGGTACCTCCGACGTCGATTCGCTGATCCTCTCCCCCGAGGCGACCGACACCAACTCGTTGCTCATCCAGAACGACAGCGGGTCGGCCAAGGTCACGGTCACCAAGGCCGGGGACGCCACCTTCGCGGGCGGGCTCACCGCCAGCGGGGCCGTCGCCATCTCGGGGGCCCAAACCATCACCGCGGACATGACCCTGTCGGGGAACGGGATCGACATCCTGTTCAACGCCGCGAACCAGAACACCGTCGGCGCCGCGGCCGCCGGGGCCAAGGCGGTCTTCACCCGGGCCCTCACCGGGGAGACCGGCACCGCGCTGACCATCTCGGCCGGCTCGGGTGTGACCAACTCGGCCGTGAACACCATGACCGGCGGCGGCATCGCCCTCACGGCCACCAGCGCCCCGGCCGTTACGAGCTCGACCGGGCCAGGTCTCCTGTGGCTCCACGACGCCACGGCCAACAACGGGTGCGGCGGAGCCTGCACGAACCACAAGCTCTACTGCTTCATCAACGGCACCTGGACCGCACTCCACTAACCCAACCCCCGGAGCTGGGTTTCCATCCCCCGCTCAGCTCCGGGGTGCGGGTTTCGACCAGGGGGAAGAGAGGAGGACCCGATGGCCTCGCCCACGCTCGCCCAGATGCAGACGGACTACGAGACCGTCCTGGCGAAGCTCCAGGCGCTCTATGACGCGCCCGACATCGAGTCCGGCTCTCCCGGGGGCGGGACCATCCGGATCCAGCGCCAGGGCCAGATCGCCTTCCTCGAGCGCCGCCTCCTGCTCCTCCAGGCACAGATCTCCATCCAGGGCGGGGTCGTCTCGTCCGAGCCACGGCGCCCCGGGATCGACGTCGAGCGGGCCAGCGACAACGGGGACCTGCCGTAGCCATGGCCAACGAGAACCTCACCGCCGCCGAGCTCACCAAGTGGAAGGAAGGGGTCGGCCACGCCATCAAGGGCCTGGGCGACCCGTCGCGCTCGATCACCTACCGGGCCGTGAGCGATTGCACCTTCACGGGCAGCTCCGGCCAGCTCAACGAGACCGGGGCCAGCACCACCCTGCAGGCGACCCGGATGGAGTTCCGGACCAAGAAGGGTGCCGAGGGGGTCGAGGGTGGCCAGGTGGGCTACCTGATCGCCGTGGCAGACCTCACCGCGGCCGGGGTCACCGAGCCCAGCCGGCAGGACCGCCTGGTCGACGGGGCCGACACCTACGAGGTGGCCGACTACGCCCCGGACCCGACGGGCGCCTTCTGGACCGTCTTCGTCTCCAAGGTGGCCACCCCGTGAGCGACCTCCAGCCGACCATCAAGCTCCAGGCGGAAGGCTTCAACCAGAAGATCCGCGCCTTCCAGCAGAAGGCCCGGGGCAACCGCGAGCGGGTCGGCCGGCAGATCTTCTTCGAGCTGCTCAAGCGGGTCATCCTCAAGACCCCCGTCGACACCGGGCGCGCCCGGGGCGGCTGGGGTGCGGGCGCCGAGGTCTACGGGATTCGGATCCCTCAGGGCGGCGGCCGAGGGGCCGACGGGCGCTTCACCTCGGGCGGCGCCGGCGCGGCCGAGGGCCGGGCCCTGAGCGAGTACACCGAGACCACCACCGGGACCACGATCCGACTCCGCTGCGTCAACAACGTGGTCTACATCGTCTTCCTCGAGCACGGCAGCAGCGACCAGGCCCCGATCGGCATGGTGCGCATCTCGATGATGGAGGTCGAGCAGATGCTCGGCCAGGGCAACCTCCCGGGGGCCATCGCCGCCATCTACCAGCAGACCTGGGAGAGCGCCGGGCTTGCTCCCGGCTCGATCATCCGCCAGGGCGTGGTGGCCGCCGCCGGCCTCGCTCAGGCGCTCCGCGACGTTCCCGGGGGTGTCTAGTGGCGATCCACGAGCAGGCGCGCTTCGGGAACCTCGAGCGCTCGATCCGGAAGTACCTCCAGGACAGCATCGAGGGCGCCGGCCCCATCCCGGCCAGCTTCCCGGCCGCCCAGATCCAGTGGCCTGGGAAAGCCTTCGACCCGGACAAGTACCCCTACTTCCTGCGGCCCACCCTGGTCGACTCGGAGGGCGTCCACTTCCCCCGGGTGACCTCGGCCGCCGGCGGCTTCGTGAAGCTCGTCGTGCTGTTCCTGGACCTCTTCATCAAGCACGACTACCCGCGCACCCGGAACAACCTGAGCGTCCTCTCGGACACCCTCGACGTGCTCAAGGCGCTGTTCCTGGGGTCCACCGGGATCACGGTCAAGAACTACCAGGGGGACGGACTCACCACGCTCGGGAAGCTCTGGGTGCGCGGGCGAAGGCCCAACCAGCCCAAGGTCGACTCGAGCTGGCTCGCCGGCGGCTGGATGATCCAGCTCGAGTGGGTCGAGCCGGACGCGGCCGCCTAGGCCCGAGGAAGAGAGAAGGAGCAGCACATGGCCGCCAAGGTCTTCTCGAAGCGTGACGGGGAGCTCCGTCTCTACGACGCGACGGGCACCCCCAACTACGTGGTCGCCAAGTTCGACGAGGGGGATCTCGAGATGCCCTTCGGTCCGGCGCACGGTGAGATCGAGATGATGACGGACAAGGACAAGGCCGCCACCGCGACCACCCACTGGATGAAGAAGTCCGACAAGAACATTTTCGAGCCCTACGACATCAGCTTCTCCGGGGTGATCTACGACACCCTGACCAAGCTGCTGCTCTGGCCGGCGCTGTCCAACCCGGACGGCGGCACCTGGACCGTCGGGGCGTCCACCACCTTCGTGACCCAGACCTCGATCGGGTCCCGGTACAACCTGGACGGCACCTCGGTGACCTGCCCGGTGCCGACCGACTCACTGGCCAAGCTGGTCAACGTCGAGTACCTGCTCGACGGCGACTCGGCGGACATGGGCCGCAAGGTCCAGGGCGTCCACTGGCTCCGGGACAAGCTCAACTTCTCGGCCGGGACCCCCTGCAAGTTCAAGGCGGGCGGCAAGGTCTACGGGGCCCAGTCCTTCATCTCGTCCTTCACCGCCGGAACGGAGGTCACCTCGTGACCAAGGAGCAGAAGCTGAGCGCGGCCGTCAAGGGACAGCTGCACGGGAACACGATCGAGCGCCTGGTGGCGGTGGCCTCCGGGTGCAAGGACAAGGCGACCCTCGAGGCGACCATCACCGAGCACTTCCCGAAGGTGTCCCCGGAGCTCCGGGCCACCGCGGTCGAGTTCTTCCTGTCGAAGGACGGCTGAGCACGTGGCCGCGGGGAAGGAGCTGCTCGCCTACATCGACATCGGGGAGATGGCCGGGGCCTTCGTGCGCACGTCCAGCGTGCGCCTCAAGGTGCGCGACCAGGTCCAGGAGATCGCCCTGTCCACGGAGGGATGGGAGGAAGCCCGGGACGCCTGGAAGGCGAAGAACCCCCAGCCCAAGCCTCCCTACGTCGACACGCTGGTCCGGGAGGGGAGCCCGGAGGCCCGGCGCTTCGGGGTTTCGGACAAGCGCGTCACGAGCTGGCGCAAGTACGACGAGGCCGACGTGGGCTTCCTGCAGGCCCGGGACCGGTGGCTGGGCGAGGCGGCCTACGCCGTGGCGGCCCACTGCCTGAAGCTCGAGCTCAAGTCTGGCGGGGTGCCGATCACCTCGCCCGAGGAGCGGGTGGCCGGCCTCAAGCGCCTGGGCATGACCGTCGCCATGGCCCAGGGGATCGCGGCCGAGGTCGTCCGCCTGTCGCAGCTCGAGGCCGAGGAGGCAACGGATTTTTTCGACGAGCCTTCGGAGTCCACGAGCTCCTAGACGGCCGGAAGACGCACCCCGGCCTGGCGATGACCTTCGAGGCCATGCGCTTGGCCGGGGTGCGGGCAGACGGGTTCCGGGCGCTGCCCCTCTGGGAGCGCTGCGCGTGGGTGTGCCTGGCCGAGCGGCAGTACTGGGAGACCCGGGCGCACGCCCTCGAGGAAGACGACCCGCCGGGATAGGGAGGTGACGTAGAGCGTGAGCGGACTAGCGATCGAGCTGGACCTGGACACCGGGCGGTTCGACAACAAGATCGACTCCATCCCCGGGCGAGTCGCCTCGATGGGCAGCAAGCTCACCCGAGCCCTCATGGGGGCGACGGTCGCCGCCGGAGGGCTCGCCCTGGCCCTCGGTAGCGCCTCGGTCGCCGCGGCCAGCGACTTCGAGTCGGCCATGGCCAACGTCAACACGGTGCTGGACTCCAAGTCCGGGGTCGGCATCGAGAAACTGAAGCAGGGCCTCCTGGGCCTGGACCCCCTGCTCGGGTCCAGCACCGAGCTGGCGGAGGGCCTCTACCAGGCGCTCAGCTCGGGCATCGACCCGGGCAAGTCGGTCCGCTTCGTGGGCGACGCCGCCAAGCTCGCCAAGGCCGGCCTGGCCGACATGGGCTCCACCGTGAAGGCACTCACGGGCTTCATGAACGCCTACGGCGACTCGACCAAGAGCTCGGCCGAGGTCTCGGACATGATGTTCAAGACCGTCCAGCTGGGCGTGGTCGAGCTGCCCGAGCTCGCCGCCGGGTTGGGCAACATCGCCAGCACCGCCGCGGCCGCTGGCGCCAGCCAGCAAGAGGTCCTGGCCGCGATCGCCGCCACCACCGTCAAGGGCGTCCCGGCGATGCAGACGATGACGGCCCTGCGCCAGGCGCTGGCCAACATGATCGAGCCCTCGAAGGAGTGCGCGAAGGCCGCCGCGGCCATGGGCCTCGAGGGCTTCGGCCCCTCCATGCTCAAGGCCAAGGGATTCAGCGGGACCCTCGAGGAGATCGCCCGGGCGACGGGCGGCGACGTCGCGAAGATCAATGCCCTGTTCGGGTCCGTCGAGGCGGCCGGGATCATCACCGCACTCGCGGCCGAGAAGTCCAAGAAGTACAAGGAGGCACTGGACGGCGTCGGGCACTCGGCCGGGGCCGTCGACCGGGCCTTCAAGATGCAGACGGACACCCTCAAGGCGCGCCTGGGTGGCCTCTGGAACGCCATCAACCAGCAGCTCATCAACCTCGGGACGCCGCTTCTCCCCCACCTCAAGCGGATGCTCGAGCAGGCCACCCAGTTCGTCTCCCGTGCCCCCGAGCACTTCAAGGTGATCCAGGAGCAGGCCAGGGTGGCGCTGGCCGAGGCGCCGGTGAGGCTCTCGGAGGCCTGGATCAAGGGCCGGGACATGGCCATCGACGCCTGGAAGACCGTCCCCGGGTGGGTGAAGGGCCTCGTCGCCGAGACGATGGGGATCTTCACCACCTTCGAGACTTCCGGGCGCCAGCTCGCCAGCGGCATGAAGGCCACATGGGGCGAGGTCTCCAAGTTCATGGGCGAGACCTTCCACCTCTACGGGGAAGGTCAGCAGGCCGAGGCGGATCTCCGGGACGGCCTTGAGGGAACCCTTAACCTCATCCGGGACACCTACGGCGAGATCGAGACGATCGTGGACGGGCTCCTGGGGACCCTCAAGGATGTCTCGAAGTTCGTCAAGGACCTCATCGCCGACTTGTCCCAGGTCGCGGGGGCGAGCGCGGCGGCCTTCGGCGAGGCGTCCCAAGGAAACTTCGGGAACGCCGTCATCGCCCTGGGCGGAAGCAAGGAGCATGCGGCGGCGGCCGAAGGCGTGGCGTCTGTCGGAAAGTCGGCAGCCGGAGGTCTCTCCAAGGCCAACTACGTCATGTCTGGCGGGTGGATTGCCGACGCCGGGGCAGCCGGTGCCGAGGGCCTTAAGAGCCTCCTCGGCTTCCGCACGGGCGGCAGCTTCACGGTCGACGGCTCGGGCGGCGTCGACTCGTCGGTGGTCGCCTTCAAGGCCACCCCGGGTGAGGAGGTCAGCGTCCGCCGGCCAGGTGATCCTGGGCTCTTCGATAACTTCGGGGCCGGCGCCAAGAAGGGCAGCACCAACGGCGGGACACAGTCCATGGGGTCGATCATGAACGCCGCCACCGCCTTCGGCGGCGGTGGGCTCTTTGGCTGGCTGGAGAAGGGTGCCAAGGAGGCAACCCACAAGGGGGTCGAGGACGGAGCGCGCAGTGGATCCAAGGCTGGCGTCGGCAAGGGGAACAAGGGCAAGAAGGACGAGGGCCTCTTCAATCAGATGTTCTCCGGGGCCTCGAGCGCCCTGGTAGACGGGCTCATGTCCGGTGACGTGAAGGGCGGCATCAAGGGCTTCGCCAAGGGCCTGGCAGACAGCGCCAAGTCGATGCTCAAGCAGGCCCTGATGCAGGCCCTGGGGCAGAAGATCTTCAAGAGCCTGTTCGGTGGTGGGATCGGAGGCTTCCTGGCTGGTGGCGGGCCGGTACAGGCCGGGGTCGACTACGTCGTCGGCGAGGACGGACCCGAGATCTTCCGCAGCTCCCGGCCCGGGACCATCATCCCGAACCACCAGATCAACCAGGCGGCCAGCGGCGGCTCCTCGGTCGTCTTCCGGGACTGCCACTTCAACTTCTCGCCGGCCCCGGGCGCCAGCGGGCAGCAGAGCTTCAGCGCCTTCATGAAGGAGTTCGAGGCCTACGGGCGTTCCGGGCTGTCTGGCTACCTCCCCAAGAAGATCCAGGCGGCGACCTGATGTTCGATCCCCTCGACGCCACCACCGGCTGGGCGGCAGTGCAAGACGCGGCGAACCTCTCGGTCGAGGCCACCAACTTCGTCCAGGGCGCCGGCGGCCTCAAGTTCGACAAGAACGGCACGGGCACCACGACGGGGATCTACCGGAAGAAGCTGCTCTTCCCCGTCGACGTGTCGGCACTCGCCGCGTCCCTCAACGAGCCGCTCATCAAGTTCCGGACCTACCACGCCAACTACACCAACGTGTCGAAGGTCTGGTTCCGGCTGGTCTATCGGTTCTCGACCGCTGGCGCCCCCGACGTCTACGAGCAGTTCGAGAAGGCGTCCCCGAGCGCGGGGCACAACTCGGTGTCGGTATCCTTCGCGTCCCCGAGCACGAGCCTCGGGAGCCCGCAGCCCTACCACCGCTCCCGCTGCCAGGCCCTGGAGCTCGGGATCCAGATGGGAGCGGCCGCCAACACCATCACGGGCGTGGTCTTCGACATCGCCGAGATGGTCGGGACCAGGGGCCCCTCGCCCTCACTCTGGCATGGGGGCGGGTACTACGTCCCGCTCCCGCCGCTCGATGCCTGGGACCTCAACCCGATCGAGCAGGTGCAGGTCAACGAGGCGCCCCAGGCCATCGAGACCCAGTTCCTATCCCGGCGCGACTCCGTCCGGATCGCCATGGGCCAGATCCGGGCCGTCTACGAGGCCAACGCCCACGTCCACGGGCTGGAGGAGTGCCTGCGCCGGATCGCCCAGTACGTGTCGACCAACCAGGGTTGGGGCCTGGCCTGGCCTGCCCGGGAGTTGGTCAACACGACCCTCTCGGGGGCCGCCACCGCCGGCGACTTCTCGATCTCGCTCACCTCGGTCAAGGACCTCTCGTTCCTCGGGCTCGACGGGACCCTGGAGACCGCCACCGCCGGCCTCCGGATCGGTCCCAACGCCAGCCGGCAATACGACCGGGTGCAGGCCATCGGCTACTCGGGGACCACGGTCTACCTGGACCGCCCCCTGTCCTGGTCGCACGCCTCCGGCGTAGGCGTCTACTCGGCCCGGTACTACCCGAACCTGGCGAAGGTCAGCCCTGAGCACGCGGTGAGCGAAGCCCAGCAGGTCCGCTTTGAGCTGACGGCAAGGGAAGCCGCTTGAGCTTCGACACCAACGTCGCCGCGGCCTCGAAGTCCCCCCTCTGGCTGGTCGAGTGGGACGGCGACACCGTGCTCTCGCTCGACTCCACGAGCGGGTGGAGCGTTCAGGGCGCGGGCGCGAACTTGGCGACCACGACGACGTGCAAGGAGGGCGCCGCCGGTCTCACGTTCGACAAGAACAACTCCAGCACCCAGGGCAGCATCATCAACTCGACCCTCACTCCGTTCGACCTGGACGACGCCGCATACCATGCCGTCTGGGTCTACCTGCCGTCACTCACGGACTTGGTGACGTTCCGGGTCAACATCGGGCAGTCCGATACCGACAAGTACCAGTGGCAGTTCGCGGCCGCCGGGCTCGTGGTCGGCTGGAACTTCCTGCGGTGCGACATCAACGTGCAAGGGGCGAACGTCACCCTGGTTACGCAAGGAAGTTACTCGCCGACTGCCTGCGATACGGTCAAGTTCACCTACGCAACCGGGTCGGCCGCCACGACGGTTACCGGCATCATCGTGGACTGGCTCACTAAGCACCCCTATCGGTATGCAACTGGCGAGATCACGAGTCCGGCGGCGTCGACAAAGTTCGGATGGATGCAGGTCCCCTACGTCGGGCCGAACGCCGAGCGGGTGCAAGAGGGGACCCTCAACGTCGGCTCGGCTTCGGTCACCATCGTCGACGACGGCGGCGCAACGGTGATCGCCGACATGGCCCGCTTCGCCTTCGCCGGCCGCACCGCAACGATTTGGCAGGGATTCCGGGGCGAGTCGGAAGACCCCAACGTCAAGACCAACTGGCAGCCGATCTACCGGGGCGTGACGTTCGCGCCCCAGCACCTGGGCAAGGCCTGGCAGTTCCAGATCAACTCGCTCCTGGAGAAGCTGCGGCGACCGGTCATGCAGGACGCCACCGAGTCCTCCCACGTCACCCTCTCGGGCGTCGACATCATCACGGCCTGGCTGAGGCTGGCGCTCAGTACCGGTAACGGGACGAATGACCCAACCTACGACACCCTGACTGCGGTGCGCGGAGCTGGGATCCATCAGGACTTCTTCGACATCGACGCGATCGAGGCACTGCAGACGGACTGGCTCTCGCTGGACCTCTGCGCCTTCGAGTTCAAGGAGCCGGTCCCCGACTTCCTCGCCTGGAGCTTCCAGGAAGTATTCCTGGCCTACGGGATCGTCCCTGTGGTCCGGTCGGACGGCCGCCTCTCGATCGAGGTCGCGCGTCCCCCGTTCGGGGACGACAGCACCCGGACGCTGGACGAGACGAACGTCATCACGCTCCTTCCCCAGTACACCGAGACCCTCGACGACCTCTACAACCAGGTCACGGTCCACTGGGACTTCGACATCGCCACCGGCACCTGGCCCAGTTTCGTGCGCCAGGGCGACTCGGCCAGCCAGGCCAGGTACGGGGTCAGGGACCTGGCGATCAAGTCGAAAGGGATCAACGACAGCGACACGGCCACCCGGGTGGCCAAGCGGATCCTGGCCCGGCTCGGGAACGGAGCTCCGCCGATCCAACTCGAGGCGCTTGGATCTGAGCAGGGCGCAGAGCTTGGCGAGCTCGTGGTAATCGACCATGACGCAGTCCCGAGCACCGCTACCGGCGTCTACGGGATCTCGGGGAAGCTTGCCGAAGTCACGTCCAGGGGCTTCAACCCCCAGACGGGCCGCACGGGGATGACCCTGGCCCTCGCCAGCTACCAGCTCGGCAACTACCGGCGCATCGGGCCCGCGTCCCTTACCACCAACTACGACGGGTCGACCGCCGCGCAGCGCGCCCGGTACTGCTTCATCGCGGACACGGCCAACACCCTCGGTGCGGCCAACGATCCCGCCCACGTGATTGGACCTCTGTAATGGAAGTCGTTGCCTGCCCCGCTCACCGCAAGAACATCCCGGCCGCCGCCTGCTCGAGCTGCGAGCACCAGGACACGGTGGTCGGGTGCAAGCACTTCAAGCGGGTGGTCCCGGTCGAGTACTGCCTGCGGGTGTGCCCCATGCAGAAGGGCCCGAGGTCGACGCCGGACGGGCGCACCGGGGCTGGGACCGTTCTAGGTCCCCTGCTCGCACCGATCCTCGATCCCAGCCAGGCGCTCTGCGGCGCCCCATGGGTATTGGCCCAGTGGGGCATGGCCCGCCCGATCTTCGGCGGCGCTGCCATGCCGGCGATCGAGGACCCCCGGGCCAACGTGGTGCGCGGGTGCAGGTTCCCGCACCAGATCAATTCCCAAGAGGTCAGCGTGTCCGTCCCCAATGGCCTGGAGGTCTAGCTCGTGGCCGCCCCTACCCAGTTCACCACCGCCCAGCTCGACGCAGAGAGCCCGTGGACCGAGACCCCGGCCCTGCTCATCAAGACCACGTTCGACCACCTGCTCAACTACTCCACGGACAAGATCCAGACGGACCTGGTGAGTCAGGACAGTGCGGCGGCGTCGTGCATCGGCCAGGGCGAGACCAAGACCACGACCGATGAAGTGACCCAGGCCGCCACCGCAGGCGTGTGGTACCTCAAGACCTTCGGGACGGCGAATACCTACAGCTTCCGAGTGCAGGCCAAGTCGACCCAGGCCGGGGCTCTGTCCTGCCGGCGCCACGAAGCCGACACCGGGCAGACCTCCTACGCGAATAGCGTCGCGGTCATGCAGGCCGCAACGGCGGGGACGATCAGCGCACAGGTCAGGTACTTCCAGGCGTCGCCCCCGTACAGCCTGGGCAAGATCCCGGACTGGGGGCTCTTCGTTTGGGCCATCCGCAACTCCAGCAGCGGGGAGATCAAGTCGGCGGCGCTCGCCACCGATGCGCCCTGGGGTCATGTCGCCAAGGCCAAGCGGATCCCGAAGGACCACCCTGGGGCGGTCGCGCTTCGGCCTCATCCGTTCCTGGCGATCCTCAACGGGTGGAAGCACGGGGAAAACCGCGTTGACGAAGTGCTCCCCGGCGAGGAGATCGTCCTCTTCGACCTGCGCCACCTCGGGGAAATGGTCGAGGTCGACCTGGTGGACGAGGAGGCCAGGAACCTCCGAGGCCTCCGTGACTACTGGATCGGCATGGGGATTGACCCGCTGGTTCTCGATCATTTCGAGTCGTCGGCGAAGGCCAAGCGCGAGAAGCCGACCCGCACATCGAAGGAGAAACTCAGGGTCCCGCTCTTCGAGAAGATGCGGATGGACGCCGAGGCCGACGACAACTCTCTGTTGCCCGTGCTGCTCCAGCACCCGTCGCTGACCAAGGCCACCAAGGAAATCGAGTCCAGCGACCGCAAGCACCTCGACTGCCTCAAGTGCATCCCCGGGTTCGGGGACACCGTGAGGGTGGTGTGCGCCCCGTGAGCCCCCCCAGCAAAGAGCCGATGTGGGACCTGCTCAAGGAAGTTCGGGACGCGGTCGCGGAGCAGGGCAAGGACCTCGCCCTGACGAAGGCCGCCGCCGAGCGCACCGAGAAGGCGGTAGACGACCTCAAGGCCGACATGGTGACGGTGCAGGGCCAGACCAGGGCGGCCTTGGCCCGCAATGCAGAGCTGGCCCGGGCGATCGACGCCGACACCGACGCCCCGGGCTGGTGGTACCGCTCCGGCCCGCTGGCGTGGTTCCGTCGCTGGCCCAAGGCTGTCATGGTGGCCGGCGGCATGGTCCTGGCGGCGGCC